GTGAAACGCTCCAAGGAATTTCGGATCGGCTGGAAGTCAGTATAGAAAGGGTTCGGCAGATTAAGAACCGGGCCATTTCCAACCTTCGCCGAAATAGGAAGCTGAAAGAAGCCGCTGAAGTTTATGAGTATGGGTGCGCCCAAGCCTATCATTGGGGGCTTGGACACTTCAAAAATACAGGCACTTCAGCAACAGAGTATTTAGCACTGAAACACATTGAACAAGAACAGTCCCGGAAAAATTCAGCAAAAGAAATTCGTGGTATATCCACCTTTACCCAAGTATCTTCAGCCCGTATGAAAAAGGAAAACGGAACTGTTCCTATTGGCCTTAAAAAACTGCAAAAAACCATCAAACAGGCGGAAGCCCTCTTGCGGGAAGCTGACGCACTCACAAAAAGGCGGTGAAAAATATGCTGAAACACGAAAACCCGAACATTGAAATTATCAACAAAAATCTGTGGGCAGTTCGGTTTTCCTTGATCCCCTTCATTCCGCAGATCAGTTATAAGCCTGATCCCTCTTTCCCGCTGGAACAAGTGCCGGGGCAGTTCGGCCCGGACGGGATCATGGTTCTGAACAAGGATTTCAAGCACTTTGAACTTGTGAAGAAGGCCACGAAAGCGGTAATGAGGCTGAAAACCCGGCAGATCAATAAGGAACTTGATTCTTTGCACCATTTCCCCCAAAATCAGCCGCTTCAGGTCATTTACCGTTATTGCCTGTTGGCGGAATTGGAACGCCGAAAGGTGGTGAAAAACCATGGCAACCATTAGAACGGCACTTCAGGTCTATGACGGTATGACCCGCCCACTTCAGTCTATACACAGGGCAACAAGCATTCTGATCAACAGCTTTGAATCCATGCAAAGGGCTTCCAGCAATGCGGTTGACACCTCGGCCATTCAAGAAGCCCGTGAAGAATTGGCAAGAGCTGAAACAGCTTTCAATCGGATTGAACAGGAAATTCAGCAAGCAGACCGGGCGCAAGATCAATTTAATGATTCTATTCGTGAAGGTAGTAGCGCCGCAAACAGCCTTTGGAACAAGCTAAAGGGAGCCGCCGCCGCTTTGGGCATTGCACAAGGGGTGAAGCAGTTGGTGAACCTATCTGACACCATGGCAAGCAACAAGGCCCGGTTGAGTATGATTGTGGATGATGGCGGAAGTGTGACTGATCTTGAAAAGAAGATCATGGCTTCCGCCCAGCGTTCCAGAGCGGCCTATCTGACCACGGCACAGGCGGTTTCCCAAATGGGATTGATGGCCGCTGATGCCTTTTCCAGCAATGATGAACTGATCGCCTTCACTGAAACCCTGAACAAGCAGTTTGTCATTGCCGGTGGGAGTGCGGCGGGTGTAGAAGCCACAACCCTTCAGCTTACACAGGCCATGGCTTCCGGTGTTCTTCGTGGTGAAGAACTGAACAGCGTGTTTGAACAGGCCCCCAATGTGATCCAGTCCATTGCAGATTATTTGGATGTTCCCATTGGTCAAATTCGTTCTATGGCCGCAGAAGGTCAAATCACGGCGGACATTGTGAAGAATGCTATGCTTTCGGCGGCAGATGAAGTTGATGCCCAATTCCAGACTATGCCCCGAACTTGGGGCCAAGTGTGGACTTCCATGCAGAACCGGGCCATTTCTGTTCTGCAACCGCTCTTGGCACAAATCAACAATCTTGCCAATTCGGAGAGAGTACAAGGCTTTGTTGATGGCCTTATGACGGCCTTTGGGATGATGGCTTCTGTGTTGAGTGGGATTCTTGGGCTTGTCACCACTGTTGGTGCGGCATTCTATGATAACTGGTCTTGGATTTCCCCCATCATCCTTGGAGTAACCGCCGCCCTTGGAGTGTACTATGGCCGGTTGCTTGCGGTCAATGCGCTGGAAGCTATTTCCAAGGGCATTAAAATCG